TATCAGATCCAGAAGCAGCAAGTAAGAAAAGAACAGAAGCAGCAAAGCCTGGTACTTCAAATCACGGATGGGGTCTTGCATTTGACTTTAACACTGTTCATGATGGTAAAAAAGGATTTGAATCTGAAACATATCAATGGATGCTTGAAAACGCTCCTCGTTTTGGTTTTGAAAGCCCTGAGACACTCCGTGATGGAAAAGGAACTGAAGAAGCATGGCACATTCAGTGGATAAAGATAAACGAGATATGGGGATAATATATGCCAACAAAAGAATACTTAAATAAAACAATAAATAGAGAAAACGCCATGAACCAGTTCACAGAAGAAGAATTGGAAAAAGGTGTTGGAAGATTTTTCTGCTCAAACTCAGACGAGAAGATTCCGGGATTTAATAAAGCTCCTTGTGAAAAAATTCGTTCCGGTAATCATAATGCGTTTTTGGTATTTGGTAGAGATAGAAACTCTTCTTGGGCAAGCGGCCACGGAGGAGCAGGTTCAGTTGAATGTGGTATGATTGACTTGGTCGCTGGTCGTGGTCAACTCACTATGGCAAATAATAGAAAAAAAAATAAAGAACCATTAGCCGGCATAGAATACGTTGACCCAATGTTCCATTCAGATGCAGCAAGAGTTTATATAACTCAAAAAGCTGAAGATATTGATATGTATTTTGGCCTCAAACCATCTGGTGGGCCAGTGTCTATTAATAAGTCAGCAGTTGCAGCAAAAGCAGACCATGTGAGACTAATTGGCCGAGAGAAGGTTAGAATCTATTGTGGTCGTGGAAACTTCGAAGGTTTTGAGAGAGGTGTTGGAGAAACAAACTGTTTAGGCGAAAGACTTGAAGGCCAAGTTATTGAACTGCAGGTTGGAAACCAAGAACTCCATCCTATGGTTTTAGGTAATAGGCTTATTGAATATCTTAAAGGGCAACAAGAAGTTAATAGAAAAGTTTATAAACAGTTGGTTGATATCAATACTCAGCTAACAATTATAAACGGCGCTTTAGCAATAATAACAGCAGGTTCACCACCTTTTTCTAAGTTTACTCAAGATAGTATAACGAATTTATCTGAGGCTCTTGGATTGTCTCTCAATTCAATAATACAAACAATCAATTACTTAGATTCAGACTTAATACCTGGTAGCGAGCATATTCTAAGTGACTCGGTATATACAACGTGAGATAACAATGGCAGAATCAAAATTTAAAAATCTACAAGAAGAAGTATGTTATAAAGAACCAGAAGAGGTTCTAGAAGAAGAAGCAGAGGACAAGATATGTCCTACGTGCATACCAAATGAAAATTATATTGAACCAGATTGGACTCTAACGGATGAACCTTATCTCAACGAGAAGAAGTGTGAATACCAAGTTAGAGTATCAATAAACCTCTTCGGAGACATATATCACGATGGCCAAGACTTTAGTCCAAGAGATCCTCGTAGCAGAATATTTACGAATATTATGGAGTCTCCATATAACCTCAATACCCTGTTGAAGACATATATAAGGCCGGGCATTCGAAAGATGTTGCGTTTCTATAATAAACTTGAGACCGATGAAATAGTGTGCGCATCTCCGCCTCAAAATGAAGGCGAGACTTGTAAGGCTATATTTGGTCTGGATTATGAACAATATGTCATCAGAGAAGATCAGATAACAGAAGAGCCTGTCCCAGAAAGATTTGAAACCATATCTATTGATCCTCTAATTTTTAATGCAATACCTGAGATCAAGAATGGAAACGCTTTGGAACTCGTAGCGAGGGTTCAAGACTATACATTTATTACAAGCCAAAAAATGCTTGTGGTTCTTATTGGAATACCGGCATATCGTTTTGATGCTGTACCAGACGCTCCAGATCTTGGTTCTCTGGATACGTCTACAGAACAGATTGTTATTAAACCACCAGAGTTTATGAGAGCCATTGGTCTCTTTAAATCAGCTATGAATTCATTCAAAACATTTCAGTCTTATTTCTATAGAGAAGAAAATGGCTCATTGTATTTTGAAGAGACTGGAAACCCTTTCTACATAAGGTTCTATCCAGAAGAGAGGATAAAGAAATTTGTTGACAGACTTGACTCTCTATTGAATAAGAACGGTTTTGACCTCAGAGGCTTTCTAGACTTGGGCACTAAGTCACGAAATATTGCATACGAAGTTGAAGTATCCTTTGATAAGTCAGATGAAAGTAATCCATTTACTATCAAGAATGTGAGAGCTAGAAAGAAGAATTGCCCTTATATTGAGTGTAAGAAAGGTCTCAATTCATTCATTGAGAAGACAAAGAAAGACCAGACAATGCTTGGTTATTTTTCGAATATCAACAATATTTCTAGAGTACTTCAAAACAACAAGACCCCTCCATGGCTTGACTTCATTATAGAGAATACATATCCTCAACTAGCAGTTAATTACGGAAGTTCAGGTAATTTAGAAGATGATAGTTGCATCAAACTTAATCTGAATGACTTATCAGACTTCATTCTTGATGAGACAATGGACTTGTTCAATTCTATTCAATATAAGTTCAATCAAAACAAATGTAAGACCAAAGAGGAAATGTTAGCTCAAAATGCCGAGATACAAGATTTCTTCTCAGGCTCTCCAGATTCATTAAGGCAACTTGATGGACTTAAACTTGCATGGAAGGAGAGAACTGAACAGCTTGAACAAGTCGGCAAAAAAATAAAGCAAGGTTGGAATGCTGCGGGTCAACTAGTTACAGGCTCCAAGAAAATAGAGTTTCCAACTCCACAAGAGATAGGGGATAATGCAGGCAAGGCAGCAGGAGATTTTGTAAAGGCTCTCAACCCTTGTGATTTTAAAGGAAACTTATCGGCAGTATTGAAATGTATCTCTGCTTTTCTAACACTAGATGAAGTTTATTATGCCTTGATAAAGCAGATTATCTCATCTGTTGGAGAAGAAGCATTGGAAATCATCATGCAAACACTTCCAGCAAATAAACAAGCAAAGATACGAAAAGAAGTTGAGAAACAGTTTAAGGATATACCTTTTCCATGGGACCCAGGGTGGCAAGGCGGCTCTCTGGGGAAAGCTGTTGATAGACAGACAGTAAAAAACATCAATGAAAAGAAAGATAAAAGCAAAAACGACAAAAACAAAAGAAATGCTGAAGAGCAATCTGCTTCCATACAGACACAAATAGACGAAATAAACCGCAAGATAGATGTTCTAAACGATGTTAATTATTACGAGACCTACTTGAGTAGTCTTAATCAGCAAAGCAAGGCATTACAAGATGAGATAAAGCAGATAGAAAACAATATTGAGTTTATTAACTCTCTAATAGAACGTGAAGAGTTGAAAATACAAGAGCTTGAACAGTTTCGTTCTTCATATGATTGGACAACAGCACCAGAAGATGGAGCAACTCCAGCACTAGTTGAGCAAGCAGACAGAGACATTTCTATTCTTAGAACAAACATAAGAGAAAACCTTGCGCCCAAACTAATAGAGCAAGGTAAAAGTTTAATTGTAGTTCAAACAAACTTAAAGCAAGTAACAGAAAGAATATTGAGTGATGATCTTAAAAATGAAATTGAAGTATTACAAGCAGAACTAGAGATATTACAAAAAAAGAAGCACGAAGCAGATACCACAGTTGAGGATATCCAAGATTATTATAACTTTACAAACCTCTCAGAGGAAGAACAGCAAGAAGTCATTGATAAACAAAAAGAAAGAACTGCAATAGTCGCAACAACTCCAAGCGACAAGATTCAACAAGGAACTCTCGGCAAGGCTCTTGGTAATGTTCAACAAGCGTTAATTCAAGCTTATATCGATGAAATAATGAAATCAGCATCTATCGGTGAACTTCAACGAGCCATTGAGAACATACCGGGTGCAGACCTCTTAGGTAAACTTGTATCTCGTTTCAAGTGTCCATCAGACCCTCTTGTGTATCCACCCATTGAGTCTTTCTTATCTACGCTAACATTTGACCCATGCGGTGGAGAGAAAACAAGAGTCTCTTTGCCAAAAGTCCAAGAAACACCAACAAGTTTCAATTGGGTTGAACAGTTGACAGATGCATTCTATGTATCTCTTAGGGAGGTTTTTTCTCGTGTTATTATTGCTCTCATGATGAAGACGACTCAACTACTAAATGCTGACTATTGTAAACTTGCCGGTAACCTAGTGGGGAACCTAATAGATGGCGGCGGCTGGGAAGGCTTCCTTAGAGATACATTATGCCCAGACCCTAAAACAAACGACCAACGAAATAAACTTAATGAGCAAATACTCTCATCAGGAGGAGCCGCAGGTCGTGGAAATGATGCATATCAAGACCTGGCGCGTGTATTATCTATCGCAGCAACCAAAAGAGAGATTGAGTTGGCCATGATTGGAGAGCCGACAAGTGGTTTTTTGGCGAATATATCAACATTGGTATCAAATGTTCTCCCACAGTTCGCAGATGTATTCGGAGATCCAAATTCTGTTGCTCAATACTTCCAAACCATGGGTAATTTCTTAACACCCGCTCAACGTGCTGCTCTCCAAGATAAGGCATCGACCCCATTAGAAGATTTCCCAGTTGAGACAAGTATTTGTTTAACAAAAGAAGAAAAAGACTTGTGGGACCAAGAGCGTCAAGCCGCTTTCTCTGATCCTGCTTTGGGACGAGAGTTTGTTAATAAGCAAGATGAAAAGGCAAAAAGAGATTTATCTGATGCTGCTAATTTGTTGTTAAATGGACCTGAAGGATTATTACAAGATGCTATAGACAATGCTTTTGATCCTAATTGTGGTAATGTGGTGCCAAGTTTTTCAGACTTACCGCAGAATCAACAGACAACTATTTCAAATGCTATAACCGGTATCTTCAAGAGACTTGAGAGAGCATTTATTGATGACACCATTGAAGCCAATTTCTTCAGTTCTTTTTTTGGTATTGGAGGCAATACACCCGGTGTTTTGAGTGTGATATTGAGTAACAACAAAAACAACACCATCAACTACCATGTAGCAATTAAAAACAATCCCGTTCTCAGTTTCTTCTTTGGTGGCGCAAATATGGAGTTACCAGAGACAGTTGGTATTCAACTAAAAGAATATATTGATAAATTACCTTCCGATTATCAAGTCGGTAAAGACTACACTATTCACTATACAAATGAGAAAGAGTATATCCAAAACTTCACTAGTAAACTTATCATCAATGATACATTTGATCCGGATGGTAAGATAGAATTTACAGATCCAGAAAACAACATTACCATTTTAACAGACAACATGTTAGAGGTGCAAGAAGAATATCAACCAGATCAAGGTGCGGTATCATTCACAAACCCATTTGCAGCAGAAACGCTTGATAAAATGTTGCAGGCAATCTGGGATAATTATGGTCTCATTAACTTTGATAGCGCTAAGATATTTGAAGGTATGAACGCCGATGTATACGATAAGCTTCCAAAGACATTTACGAAGAGACGAGAAGGACAAATATCAGAAGGTTTTCTATATGGTAATGGGGACACTCCTATACTTGAAGACTCAGACCTTGTATATGTTGGGCCAAATGGCGAAGAACCATATGAAGACTTTTTCACGGAAGAAGATAAAGTTCTCGGAAGATCGAAGACAAACAATCCACGAGTTCATTTCTTAGACCCAGCGAAATATGGTGGTACATATCTCAAGCCTCAAATCTACATTGCAGAAGCAGAGCACAAAGGTTGGCTTCAATTTTCACAGATTATAATGCCGAACCCAACCGGTTGCGATCCTAAGAACTCAAATTTCTTAATGCTTGATACTTTGATTCAAGATATCAATAAGAACAAGCAGAAGATTCAAAACCATGAGTTATTGCCGTATGCCCCAGAGTGTACAACAGAATTGCCGTTTGATAAAATAGCAAATTCAGATACATTAGCAACCTTAGAAGGTATTGTGAGAGCAACGACCAGAGTCCATCTCAGTGACTTCTTGATTCGCTCTTTCCCGATATTCTCAAACATATACCTTCATATGGATAAGAACTTTGATAATACAATGTTAGAATATATTTCAGAGAAAATATACAAAGCTCTCCTCAACGAGACAGCGATATTCGCATCAACATACGAAGGTTATACGTATGCTCTTCTATTCTTGGAGCAAGTCGTTCAAATTGTTCAGCGTAGAGTTGCAGATGGTGCAATGGAAACAAACGAAGAGATAGACAGTATACTTCGAATATGCAACACAGCCCAAGAGAATTACGTAGCGATTAGCAGCAGTGATCTCTTTAAAATGAAAACTCATAAACTTGAGCCATTTATAAATCACTTGATATCTACATTGTCTCAAGAGCAATTTGAATTATATAATCAAGAAGTTGATGAAATGCTTGATGTTGTAAAACAAGGATGCGCCATATTATCAGGTAAAGGCGAGGGTTTTGATTTGTTATCATTTTTTGAGAGCGTAACATTCATTCCAGAACTTATAAGCCTTGAAGCAGCACGTCTTGCTTCAAAGGTATATACCCTAGATTCTGTTGTCAGTGAAATGAAAAAACTTCTCAAATACATTGTCAAAGAAGAATTAGCTCTCTATACAAAGAAGTTCAATGAAGAGCTTGAGCCGAGACCATATATCTACGACATTACCAAATTCTTTATTGGAGGGTCTCATATACTTCTCGGAAAGCAGATTGAAGCCGGTGTATATGACAATGAGGTGCCTATTGGAGGCGGTGTTGGTAATTTCCCATATGGTGATATTGTTGACTGTGCAAGAGCCGATATGGTTCATGCCCTCAATGGAACAACGATCTCCGATGAAAGGTTCGAAGAGATCAAAGAGCGAGGTGGCTTCTATCTAGAGAAATATATTGTATCTCAACCAAAAGAGAACACAAGACCACAGCTTCTAAGTCCCATCTCAGGCATTCAAAGTATTGCCGAATTCAAGAACTTTTTGAGCCAAAACCGCTTTGTCTTCACTCCGGATAGTAATGTATCCGACTTCTTCGGAGACGCTGTTCTAAGTGAAAACGGTGAGGAATATGAGGGTTCTATTGGTATCAAATATGGCGTTCGTCTCTGTTACATCCCACCACAAGGAACCGAACTTAACTTGTCCATAGATGAGTACCCTCGCAGTCAACGTAGTTTTGTTCAAAACCCTGCGGTATTTCAAACAGATTCGGGGCAAAAAACACTCCAAGCATCCAAGTACTCCTTCCCTATAGCCTCTTTCGAACAAGATATTATAGATGCAAAAATGCAAGAATTGTTGGACTCTGATGCTAATTTGGATCAAGACCTCAAGTGCTACATCGACAAACTGGTTGAGACCACAAACTTCAAGCATCTGTTTGATAATGTCCTTCAAATCAAGAAAGTACCATCGATATATATGATATACTCATATATAAACTTCCTAACATCTCTCGGAGATGAGACTGAGCGAGATCCCGGAGATGAGAATAATCCAATATCACTAAGCAACTTAGGCAAAATCTTCAATGATTCTAAGAAAGAGGCTCGCAAGCTATTCGTTTCCTACTATAAGAACAATGACCGAGACCCACCTAATGAAGAAGACGATAATTTAGATCTTGTTCAGCTAGCTCAAAGAAGTATCCTTGATAAACTTAAATTCGTAAACGTAGGGGAATTTTCGTGGGACATTCAAAGACGTATAAGAAGAGACTCGCCATTTGGTAAAGATGGGAATGAGTGTCAAAATAATTTCGGCAAGTTATTTAAGACAGGAGGATTTTAAGATGGCTATACCAACAAGACTAGCACCGCAATTTCCATTGCAGATTAATGAAGAGACAGGAGCATACTCAGAACTCGCTCTTACAGATCTAACAAAGGTTGTAGATCAAAATCTTAAAATGGTTCTCTTGACATCACCCGGAGAACGAATTATGTTTCCAAATTTTGGTGTTGGAATGAGAAACTATCTTTTTGAGAACGAGACAACAATCGATAGAGGGTTTGGTAACCTTCCTCCTCTCCGCGAGAATATCTTGTCTCAAGTTCGCACATATGTGCCTTATATAACAATACAAGAGTTGGAGATCGGTGGCTCTCAATTTGATAATATGTTGAATGTTAAGATCCGCTATTCAGTTGATAACTCAGGCACCTCAACAGTATTTAACTTGACAGTCAGTGAAGTTAATAACAACTCACTTTAAAATAACAAGCAAAACTACTTATTGTAGTTAAGAGGGTTGTGCATGCCAAAAAATAAGAACATAGCAGTTAAATACACAAGCAGAGACTTTGAGAGCATCAAACAAGACTTGGTTGAATACGCAAAGAGATACTATCCGGATGGATACAGAGACTTCTCAGCGGCTTCTTTTGGATCTCTTGTATTAGACACCGTAGCATATACAGGTGACATTTTATCATATTATCTGGACTATCATGTAAATGAAAGCTTCCTAGATACTTCGCTTGAATTTGATAATATCAGAAAGCATGCGAGAGCATTGGGATACAAGTTTGCAGGAACCCCATCATCATTTGGAACTGTTTCTCTATTCATTTTGTGCCCCGCTAATACCGACGGCACAGCACCTGATCAAACTTATCTTCCAATATTGAAAGCAGGGACTTCGTTCTCAACATCAGACGGAGGTAACTTCATACTCTCAGAAGATGTGGACTTTGCGGATGCATCATCGGATATCGTAGCAGCTAGATTCGACTCTTCAACTGGAGCAACAACTTATTTTGCTGTTCGTAACTTCGGTCAAGTTCAATCTGGTGTATTGAATATTGCAACTGTTGACCTTCTGAATTCTGCTTTTGAGCGCTTCAAAAAAGTTCGTGTTGGGGCATCAAATATATCTCAAATCATTTCTGTGTATGACACCGAAGGCAACCGATATTATGAAGTTGATAACCTTTCTCAAGAAGTGGTATTCGTTGAGACCACAAATCAAAATGCAGCCACCGATGGCGTTCGCTCTATTCTCAAGCCATTTGCAACCACAAGAAGGTTCACTGTTGAACAAGATGATACTGGGACATATCTTCAATTTGGTTTTGGTTCTGAGGACGAAGACGATGGTGGTATCACAGATCCGTCTAGAGTAGCTCTCAAAATGCAAGGCAAAGATTATGTTAGTTCCAAATCTTTCGATCCTACAAAGCTTTTGTCGACCAATAAGCTCGGTATAGCACCATCAAACACTCAGTTGTCAATTGTATATCGCTCAAACTCTCCACAGAGCACGAACGTAGCAGCTAACAGTATCTCAAACGTTGGTACAAAGACGTTTATATTTGATGATATCACAGTTCTCACAAACTCACAAAGACTATTTGTTGAGAGTTCGTTGGAGGTTAACAATGATGACCCAATAACCTCAATCAATGTCGATATCTCAACCGAAGAACTTAAACAGAGAGCAAAGTCTCATTACGCTACACAGAATAGAGCGGTCACAAAACAAGACTACGAGTCACTGGTATACAATATGCCTCCTCAATATGGTGCAGTTTCAAGAGCTAATATCATCAATGACCCTTCATCGACAAACAGAAAGTTGTCACTTTATGTAATTTCTCAAAATAATAACGGCATTTTGGAGATGACCAATTCAACAACCAAGAACAATATCAAAAACTGGCTCAACCAATACAAAGCGATGAACGATCAGATTGAGATATATGATCCTAAGATAGTTAACTTTCGCATTGAGTTCACCGTAATGGTTGATAAGCGTTTCTCACAAGACGCAGTTCTTAGACAGTGTATTAGTGAGGTCAAAAGCTTATATAGCGATAAGATGTATATTGGAGAACCGCTTTACGTGACAAGAGTGTATGAGATTCTAAACAGAGTAGACGGTGTTGTTGACGTGCGCAAGGTGAAGGTATATAACAAAACAGGTGGCGCATATTCAAGCGTTAACTTAGATATGGACAAGGTTCTTTCCAAAGACGGCACGTTCTTTCATACACCAGACAATACAATCTTGGAACTTAGATTTCCAGACGAAGACATCAAAGGGATAGCAAAGTAATGGCAATTAAAAGATATTTCGCAGAAGCGGACAATACAATAACAAATGCATTTCAAGAAAACCTCACAGTTAGAGGCACAGGCTCTAATATGGGCCAAGCAGATATCCTTGAAGTGTTCTCAATCTATGCACAGGAAAGTTCAACTTCGACAGAACTCGCTCGCATCTTGATCAAGTTTCCAGTTGATGATATCCAAACAGATATTGACAACGGAGTTATTCCAAGCACAGGTGTAACATATCACCTCAAGATGTTCAACGCTCGTCATCCGTGGACTCTCCCAAAGAACTACGACCTTGAGATTCTCGCTGTATCTGCGTCTTGGGAAGAAGGAAATGGTCTTGATATGGAGAACTATTCTGATGAGACATATGGAGGTATTGGTTCAAACTGGGTCAATGCATCTTCTGGTGCTGCATGGGATGAGCAAGGTGGAGACTATCATGCTTCTCCGTTTTTTCTTGCTTCATTTGACAAAGGCGACGAAGATGTTGATGTCAACGTTACAAGTCTTGTAGAAGAATGGCTGGATACTACAAAAGAAAATCATGGCTTTGGTATCAAACTTTCATCTTCATATGAAGCCTCCTCATCAGCAAACCCTTCTGGTGCTGAGATATCATATTACACAAAGAAGTTCTTTGCTCGTTCTTCTGAGCATTTCTTCGATAGACCTGTATTGGAAGCACGTTGGGATTCAACAAGACGAGATAATCGTGGTAATCTCTACTTCAGTTCTTCTTTGGCTCCTGCTGCTGAGAACCTAAACACACTCTATATGTATAACTACATTAGAGGAAAACTTCGCGATATTGCTGGAGATTCTGCCGCTAGACCCGTTCTAAACCTTTACAAGTCTTCTGGGTCTGCCCCTGAAGGTGACGCGCTTTATTTCCGTGATTCTTCCAACAATGCGGTAAATTTTCTTTCTGCATCACGAGAAGACACTGGGGTTTACAAAGCAACCTTCTCTGTAACAGGTGGAGTTGTTGATACAACCTATCCATACCTTGTTGATGTTTGGACAATGTCTGGGAGTGAACTCCATACAGGTTCGGTTATCGTTCCTAACGACCATGGCTTCTCAAACTATAACCCGAACACCAAGTATGTTGTAAACGTCAAGAACCTCAAGCCAAAATACACAAGAGGTCAAACTGAGCGTTTCCGACTTTATGTGAGAGAAAAGAATTGGTCTCCGAACATTTATACTGTTGCAAAGTCAACACCGGAGAACACATTGATAGAAAGTGCATCGTATCAAATAACGAGAGCACAAGATAAGAAGATAGTGATACCATACGGAACTGGCTCAACTGCTGAGACCATGCTTTCATATGACTCTGATGGAAACTACTTTGATTTAGATATGGACTTATTAGAGGCTGGATATACTTACGAGTTGAAGTTGTCTTTCTACGAAGACTCACTATCGTCATACAGAGAACAGCCCTATACATTTAAAATCAGAGTAGAACAAGATGAGTATTAAAAGTTTATTTAACAACAAGACAAAGACAGTTGAGAATGCTTCAAGCGGAAGTGCAGATGTAGAGTCAAAAGACTTCATTCTCTCAACAACGCAGCGTAATGAAACGTTCCAACCGTTCATTGACTTTGCTTCTGCATCCAACTTTGCAAAGTTTGGTTCAGCCGAAGAGTATTACAAGAACGCTATTGAGAGAATTCACAATGAGTATCCATATGATGGCTCTGAGAATGAGAAACTTCAATTCGAACTCTCATCGTCTTATCTTGACAAGTATATTTTAGATAACCGATACCCAAAGACAAACGGTTATATCAACCTATCACACGGTGGATGGGGAACTCAACAGTCTGAAGCTGACGGTTATGGTTTGTCTGATAACAATGAATACATCTTCATGAGAGGTGGTATTCATGTTCCCGATGAAAATACAGACTCTGAATTGAGAAAGTGGTTTGATAAGTCTGTCGTGTATGATGAAGATAAAAACAGAGTATCAAGTCTCAAGATGGACTTAGCTCAAGGTATCACAACAGAGTTCTGGCTAAAGAAAGATGCATTTGATCTTGCAAAGACCGAGAAAGAAGTTATCCTTGACCTTTGGAATGGTGAAGCATCATCCTCGTCTGACTATGGTCGTTTTACTCTTGCTCTATCCGGTACAGCAAATGGCGAAGATACTTTCATCGTGACCCTGCAATCTGGAACTGACGGTTTCTATGAGCAGTCTATCGGAACAGCAACAGTTACAACCTCATCACTATCTGATTGGCATCACTATGCTTTGAGTTTTGTATCCGCTTCTTCAACCATCACAGGACGCTTGTATGTTGACGGAGAACTTAACGAGAGCAAATCTCTTGGTTCAACAGGTATTGACGAGATTGGCGGTCTTATCAATGGTTACATCGGCGCTCTTCAAACTTCACCATCTGGTTCATCTGCTGTTCAATACGCTGGCAAGCTAAGTGCAAGCATTGACGACTTCCGTTATTGGAAGACCCGAAGAACCTCAAGACAAATTTATAATAATTGGTATCGTCATGTTGGCGGTGGAACAAACACAGATGACGCAAACGTATATCTAGGTGTATATTATAAGTTCAACGAAGGAGTTGTTGGTAATACTTCTATAGACTCCAGTGTATTAGACTACTCAGGTCGACTTGTAAACGGTTCATGGACAGGTTATTCTTCTGGTGCTCGTTCAACTGACTCTGCTTTCGTTGAATCTGGACTTTTAACTTCCGAACCTAAAGACCCAATCATCTATAGCTCACATTCTGATGTTGTGTCTCTAAAAGAAGAATTGATGACTTCTGGTAGTGCACATGATCGTGAAAATCCTGCTCTGCTATACAACAAGGTTCCACAATGGATTAGAGACGAAGATGAAGCAAACGACTTCACAACAAAGAAATTATATCAAATCATTGCTAGCTACTTCGACACACTTCACGTTCAAATTGGAGCGTTGCCTCATCTCAAGAATAAAGTATATCCGGAGTCAAATTACAAACCTTTACCTTTCGCCGACCGTTTGCTTGAAGACAAAGGTCTTATCGTAGCAAACCTTTTTGCTGACTCTGATGTTTTGGAAGCATTTGGCGACCGAGACCTCAATCAAGTTCAATTTGAGAAGAAAGTAACTGATATCAAGAACCAAATCTATACAAATATCTATAACAACCTTGAAGACATCTATAAACACAAAGGAACAGAGGGTGCTATTCGCAATATGCTTCGTTGCTTTGGTATCGATGATGAACTGGTCAAACTAAACGTATACACAGATGAAGGAACTCACTACTTCTCGGATGCTTTCAAACATACAAGTATCAATAAGAAGTATGTTGATTTCAACAAGAAAGAGAATCTTGGCGGCTCTATCTTCCAAACAAGCTCTGCTAATCACTCATTGACTTATACTTCAGGCTCCGGAGATGAAAAACTTGAGCAATACAATGCTATGTCAAGTGAAGTATCTATTATTGCACCAAAGAAACTTGGTTTTTTCGATGAAGGTCACTTCGACACACCATTCCTAAGTGCATCTGTATTTGGTATGCACACTGCTGGGCCTGTATCCTCAGACTATACTTGGGGCGCATCTGCAACAATTGAGACTCCACAATACGCTTCCATACCATTTGATATGGTTACAAGTTCTAGTTTAGAGCATCAAGCAGAATTAGAGTTAACAGCAGGCTCGGATACAGCGCTTATTGTTTCTGCTGATCCAAATCAGGCTTTAACAACAGATCCATCAACAATAGATCATATTATCTATACAGGTTCATATGGTCTCGCATTTAGAGCCAGTGGTTCAACAGGCGGCGCAAACGGACCATTCGCAAATCAGAACTCATATTCTGGTGCAGACAAATCTAACCTATCATTGACTTTTTGGCTATCTGGCTCTGGTGAAAACGCTCCATCTGATACTGTCCTATTTGTGTTTCAAAGAAATACATTGCCACGAGATGTTTTCGCATTGACAGTTAATAATGGAGACTTCGAAGTTTTTATATCCTCTTCTGGAGGTACAAACACTATCACTTATGACACAAACCACGCAATTGCTGATGGTTGGACTCACTACGCTCTTGTATTTAGCGACACAACAGAACCGGTGATGTATAAAAATGCTAGCCTTGTAACAACATCGGGATATTCAGATCCAGGTGGCACTGTCGCTAACATTCAAAGATTCTTGGTTTACTTAGACGAAGAAACAGCATATCAAGATATTGTTGTTTGGACTAAACAGCTTACTTCTGCAGATGTATCCAACCTGTATGGTAACGGAAACTGGGTCAATCCTACTTCTGTAAGTGCGTCATCAATTAATGACTGGTATAAGTACGGCTATGAAGACTATTGGTCTGGCTTAGGTTTTTCCGAAGGCGATACTCTGGGTGCCTCAACTTATACTATCTCATCTTCATACTCTGCTGGCTCTGGAAATGACTTGGGTATCTTATCTAGTACGAGAGCACAACAGTTTAAGTTCACTTTAGGTAATAACCCTTTCGGAGATGCTAAGAGTGACACCACAATAAGAAACGAATTGACTGCTGCTCTCAATAATGTATTCTCAGCAAACTTTGGGAACACAACTTATACTGGAGCAGATGGCGCAACAGCAACCTTTACACTTCAATCCGGCTCAACAGGCCCAGCAACTGTAAGTGCCTCTGAAGTATCATCAAGCTTTATTATCGGCACTCTGAATGACGGAGATCCTTTGGAAACAGTCATCGATGGCAACGACACTGCTAACTTCCAAGTCTATTTGGTAAGAGATGAACTTGAATCATCAAGCGGTAAGTTCTTGCTTAAAGATTACGATGGAAATATCACACTTGAGAGTCCGGTATATAAAGAAGTATACTCTAACGAGCCTTGGAATATCTCGGTGAGAGTAAAGCCGGAAGACTATCCTATCGCTGGTAATGTCGTAACCTCATCAAACAGAGACTACGTGCTTGAGTTTTACGGAGTAAATCATGCTTTTGATACAGTAAAGAATGAATTCTTCTTAACACAAAGTCTCAACTATGAAACTGGTTCTGCTTACCTGTCAAGTGCAAAGCGCTTCTATGTTGGTTCTCACAGAACAAACTTTACAGGAAGCGTTCTAGAACAAACAGATATCAAAGCAGGTCGTTTCAATCTATGGTATGACTATGTTGGTAATGATGAAGTCAAACTTCATAACAGAGATGTATCAAGCAAAGGTAACAAGCGAACAGCGCGTCCTTCCACAATGTTCTCAAAGGACTTGGAAGGCTACGAAATACCAACTTATGAATTGCTAGCAGCAGATTGGGACTTTGAATTGGTATCAACATCAGATAGTTCTGGTGAGTTCATAACTGTTGACGCATCAAGCGGCTCAACTGATACACGATATGGTTGGATAGACAACATTGTAAGACGTGAACATAGAGCAAAAGGCTTTGGCTTCCCTGCTTCTACAACTATCGCTGCGAATGAAATCGTATATTCATCAAAGAAAGAACTTCCTGAGATTGGCTATAGCGCTGATGGTGTGACTATCAAAGGAGAACAAGAAGAATACTTCATCGAAGATGAAGATGTAAGTGATAACTTCTATGCTCTTGAGAAGAGCATGTATCAAACCATCTCTGAAGAAATGATGAGAACACTTTCAACTGCGCAAGAAATGTCAAACCTCATGGGTGAGGCTGTTGAACGATATCGTCTTGAATACAAGAAACTCAATCATGTTCGCCGTATGTTCTTCGAAGATGTTGAGCAAGATCCAGACTTCGATAAATTCACAGAATACTTCAAGTGGATTGACTCTTCGGTATCCTATATGGTATCTCAGATGTTCCCAATGAGCGTTCGCTTCTCAAAAGGCATCTCAGATGTTGTTGAATCTCATCTGTTTGAGAGAAACAAATATCAAAACAAGTTCCCACTGATCACAACTCATACAGCGACAGAAGGCCGCGCAGTTGGTATCGGCCAATCGAAATACCGTTGGGAGTTCGGACATGCGCCTGTTGAAGCCGGCGCTGGAGACAATGATAACTGTCTATGGCAAAAGGAACGCGCTGAGAGAACCGACATCCCTGAGCGTGAGACCATAAGACAAGTTATTGGTAATAGAAACAATGCAGAAGGTACAACTGTATCTGGTAGTAGCGGTCTATACACAACATCAACATACGGTATTCGTCGTTTCTCCGAGACAATACAAATGAAGTCCGTGATATCTCAAACATTCCATCCGGGTATTAACTCAACATTGCAGAAAGATAGAGACTATGTTTGGTCAACAACACAAAGACACTCTTCATTATCAAGCGAAGGTTTTCCTGTTAACGTTCTTCTCGTTGGAGCAGGTGAAGGTCAAGGTATTGAGTTGCCTGTTGAGTGTGATGATGTTGAGAAGCCAAACCAAAAGAAAAAGTTCAACACCATCGTTAACGTTGGTAAACACTCTGAGGGTTCACCAGGCGGTACATTTACACCCATAGATGATTCCAACTCATATGAATACTCTGTAAAAGGTGCCTTTAAGCTTCCGTTTGAGATCTATTCTGGCTCTGTTACAACCGGTTACAACGCTAGAATATCTTCTGGATATAAGTCTGATGCTGTTGTAACAAACCTGCACACAGATACAACAGACTTCTCAAATGATATTCCGTTGCAAGGTCCATTTACACAGCAGTGGGTTGGTGGCCACCAAGCAAGACATGTTGACTTGAACAGATATGATACTTCTCTTTATGATGAGGAAGCAGAAGCTGCGCCTGCAAATAATATTCACAACCTTTATACGAGACCAGAAGCATGGAGATTCCTTGTTGTTGAATCTGGTGGAGACTCCGATGGCGCTCTTGGTTTAACAGATCCACAATATGGTGTTACGGCAATCTTCGGACATCCGAACTCTGGAAGCTATCCTGATGCTGCTAAAAAAGCAGCCACATTGTATAGAGATGGCCGCACAAAACGCGCTATGAACATCGCCAATATACAAACCACTACCTCAAGTGTTAACCACGGAAATTTCACGGAAAATTACGAAATAGTGAGTGTTGCTGGTGGCAAGAAAGAGAACAACCTGTTCTTCCGGAAGAATAGTGAGACACATGACTTTTTACCTGATGCTATTGGCGATATTCTTCCTGAGACAACGAACTATCAAACATTGATTGGTGTATCCAACCATCCAAGTGGAAATGTGTTTGGCGTTGGGGAATCAAATATATTGAATGCTGTCGTAGAAAATGCACTTGAGGGTTCACCTGCATCGATGTCCTTTATAATGGCTGCTCCAACTTATATATCACAACAAACAGCCCCTTCGTTTTTAGAAGTAACTGGGGCATCAACAGAGGTATTGGTTGAGACGGTAAATACAGAGACCTATGATACTGGTACGGATATAATAGTTGAGTCAAATAGAAGAGCTTTTAGATCATTTGGTACCTCAGAAGCATTATCAGTTGATACATCCTATAGTGGCCTCGGTTCATCAGATTTTTCCATATCATTTTGGATTAATAACATTAGTTCTGATGCTTCTACGAACACTAGGGTAGAATTACGAGACTCTTCTGGTCAATATCTATACAAGATTGATATGGATGACAATATAGTTATCAATGTAAGAAGTGGCTCTTTAGGAACTCCTGGAACAGCCACCTATACCACACAATTAGCCGGTGTTAATGGTGGTCAATGGAATCAAGTTATAATAAGATTTCCAATTGGCGATTTAAGAATGCCACCAGATCTGACTATGAATGGTACCAACTACACACCATCAGGATATTCTCATAATGGAGGAGCCCCAGGGACAATCGATAAATTATATATTTTCCTTGATGATCAATATGGTATACAAGACTTTGTAACTTGGGATACTCTTCTTAATACATCCCAAGTTACAGAATTATATAATTCAGGAGACTGGTATGAACCATATCTACACTCAGCAGAAGGAAACATTGTTGATTGGTATATGATGGGCAACGAAGACTATTGGAAAGAAATAGGCTATAATATTGGAGATGCTTTATCTGATATTGGGGGCTCTGTAACACGCTATATATCTTCAAGCTACGGCACAGGAGCAAACGATTTATTTTTAAGTTCCATATATGCAAGTCGCTTTATATTCACTCCGGGAGAAGGTTTACTCAGAAACTTACAAGTTTTTTCGGGCTTAAGAACATCTCTATCTTCCTCATATCCAGACTTCACTGTTTCATATGATATTGATGGAAGTCAAGAATTTGCTTCGTATGAAATGATTTACAATAATACTTCTTCAGTCGCTGTTGATCTTAATATCTCTAGCACAACAACACCTTTATTTGGTTTAGCTTCAACAGTCGATGCAGTGCCAGCGACCATAGAAACCGGTTATTTCAACACAACAACAATAGCGACCGAGAGCGTAACAAGAACCATTATATCATCTCGTTTCTCTGCTCCCGGCTCTATCGACACATTGACTTATGGCTTCTTAGATGCATACTCTCAAGAATACTCAGTATATAACAGTCTCAACTACCGTAACCTTTCCGTTCGTGGAGCGGCGGTTCGTGTCTCATCTTCTGCTGATGGTTCTGACTTCTACAACTTTGGAGGCTCTGGTGAGGACGGAACAATAAGAGTTGATGACCATAGGGGTGAAAGAGACAGTCACAAAGCATTGCTATCTCGTCATTCCGGAAAGTTTGGTATTGACCCGCGATATGCTTCTGAGCTTGGCTCTGATCCATTAGAAGAAGCCAATCCTGATCCATCATTCCATAAACAACAACGCAATGAGAATAAAAGACCAACGGAGACTTCGACCATTTCATCGCCTGTCTTTGTAACGAGACACGACAATATGTATGTGAACTCGGCTATTCCAAGATCTGATTTCCAATACAAGTGGGTAACTTCTTCACTTGGAGATAATTACAGTATTACAAGTGGAAAGCAAAGAATGTATGGATACGCACACCCAACAGGAATCCTAAGTTCATCTGTTGAGATAGATGGAGATTCCGGTTTCGTTCCGGCAATAACTTTCCCAACAGCCTCAGAGATTTTTGGAGAATAGAATGGCGTATTATTTAGACTTTGTTGGATTGAATACATTTATTTATGAACCTGTGGGATATGACGAAGAAACACAATCTAATCCTAGTTTCAGAGAATATTTAACTCTTCCCGGCAACCGTGGTCTTACTCAAAATACATTTGGCATTAATCTTGTTGGGTTATTAGCAAAAGACGGAATACAAAACTATAAAAATTATCTCTTCTCACACGAACTTCCGACAACCGCATCATTTTTTCCTGCTCTCATGCTTAAAAGAAATGGACCATACGGTTTTCCAACTTGGAAACAGATAAGAATAAGCGAAAACCCTTTGTCTCGTAGACAACGCAAAGAGAATGTTTTTACGTTTATCAAAGAGCCCGGCGAAGAGTTTGTGTTCAATAACAACGGTCGACTCAACACTCTGAGGTCTAGATATGGCGCTATTCAAAAATATACCGAAAACCCCGTATCTTCCCGATTCAAGCCATTTGTTGTTGGTGGAGCAACTATTGTTGACGATGGAACAGCCGAGCGTTTTGAGATTGTTGGTTCTTATGGTAACGAAACCCTATTCTTCAACAATGAAGAAATAAACAAATATTACAATTTAAGACATTTGAGGTCTCGTCAATATGAGACCGTCAAAGACTTTTATCTTAACGGAGGGCTTGATAAGGATGGCTCTCCACTTGACTCGTTTGAATTTCTGAAGTATGGCGAATGTGTTTATCCTCCTCGTGTTCATCAATACAAAAATTATGTGAGACAGAGAACAACTTTCTCATTTCCATGGAGAGACAATAGAGAAGATAGAATAGAAGAGGTTTCTGACCAAGGCTTTGGTTCTGCTGTTACACAAAGCATTTGGCCTATGGATGCTTATTCCACTTGGGATACATACGCAGAAGACTCTTATAATAGATGGGGCTTAAATGGCGTATATGGGTATACTAGAAATGACGATCCGCACACTGATTACGGTATTCTACAGAACCAGTATTCTTTTGGGTATTCTCTTATGCAGATTAACTTAGGAGCAGGTCAAATAGATAATATCTTAAGAGCAGCCCCTCAATATAACCGAAAACACACCGTTACTATATCGTCTTCTGTTGTTTCTCCAAACGGAATGAACATTGAAGGTATAAACACAGGCACAACAATGGGGAATATGGGAACTGATAGTGAAGATGGAATTGGTATTCCCGGTGGTGAAGCAAAATGGGAGGCTGGTTCTCAATCTGGGTTAAATCCGTTTTATGATTCCTACGACAAATATATTCAAGGAGTCAAGCAAGCCGGAAAAGAATATTCAATCATTCCGGAATTTAGAATTAGCGATCACGTTGAGACTTACGAATCCAAGGGGGTTACTGAGGATATAGAAGGATTATTTTCATTAACAGGTGCATTATCAAATACAGCAGATTCGTCAAAAGATAATTTCTACCAAATATACTCAACAAGCGAATTTATGAAGCATTTTGAAGTTGTAAAAGAAGACCACAAAGAATTCGTACCAGCGAGTTCAATATCTCTTAAATGTAAGGCTATAAAAAAGTTTCTCCCATACGAAGGTTTTTATCCTGCTCAACGTTCTGTTGATTTAGCAAAACAGTTTTATGATTCATACTCTACATATACCGCGCTTTCCGGCGCAGAAGACAATTATGGTACCGCCAGTACTGCTCCATATTTATTTCAAAATCTTATGGTTCCAACATTTGCTCCCGGTATCTTTTTCAATACAATAAAATCTGGGGTTGCTGTTGATTATCCTTTGGTGGAAGCCACAATGAGTCTAGCTACAAATGTGACTCATAGCAACAATAATTATTTTATAAAAGGAAATCAGGATGATACGCTGTTTACCAAAAGAATTCCTTTTGAAGCATTAGTTGAACCAGAAAAGCATCTTGCTGGGTTTGATATTTTTTGTAATGAACCTCACAGATACGCCAATAATTCTGGTTCTGTTAGTTGGTCCGGAGAGGGTAATAGTCGTTTTAAACTTATGTCAAATAACTTTTTAGCAGAAGTCGCAGACTTCTTTATGCAAAAAAAAGTTTTTACAACAATATCTTCTCGCCCCTCAAGTGATCCCAACACCGGTATTGCTCAAAATGGAAAAACTTACGCAATGCGTGTAAAGATGTATAAAAGTAAAGACCAAGCAACGATACCAAGAGTTTCTCAAGGACGAGGAGATTATACACCTCCACAACACCCATCATCATCTCGCGAAACATTTACTATGTACTCAAGACCAACGGCTTTTGGTCCTCCACAGTGGCTATCGGGTTCAGGTATATTTGCAAGTGTTGATATGGGTTTGGGTGAGCAAGGTGAGAATTATGCTTTTACACCTCCCTATTATTATGGAGAAGCATGGGCTGATATATCTTTTACTCCATCTCAGACAAAAAAATATACCATCTCTGAAATAATAAAAGATTCAACAGTTCAATATTATAGATATAAAGAGATAGAAGATACATTTGATGAAGGAGCAAAAAGTTTTTTTATCGAAAAAAACTCCATGGATCTTTCTGCAACTGTTAATTTATTCTCACAATCTGATTATAGTGAAGAACAAATAGCAGAAGGCAGTCAAGTAGTACAAGATGCTAGTGAAAACCCTTCTCGTTGGGTCATACAGACCAAATTTGAAACCCCAATGTTAAATTTTAATCACCTCTCAGCATCAGATAGTGTCACACTTCCAAACAATGCTTCTCAATCTGTCCCCCGTGGAATGTGGCATCAATATGGCCTCATCGAAGAAGATCCAACAAAGGGTATTTTCCTGCAAGTTACGGATATACCTGACTTATGGATTGAAAATGTTGTTGGAAACGATTCAGGTGATTATGAATCTTTAGCGGACCTTTGTGGCTTTTCAACAGAAGCAAAACGTCTCGGAGAGATAGCAGATGAGAAGAAGATAAGCGAAGCAGTTGTTGCGGTACCATTTATTGAAGAAGAAGGGCAAAGAAAATTCTTCCGAATACCTCGTATTGATATAGAAAGAGCGTTTGGAGGTTCAGTTAGCAGAAGTTTAGTAGGAGACTCGGTTCTTAAAATGGTCTCAAAAATGCAAAACTATGTACTTCCTCCACCTATGGACTTCATTAACAACAGTAATATTGACCCATTCGCTATGTATATTTTTGAGTTCTCGCACACTCTCAAGAAGCAAGACCTTGCAAATATATGGCAAAACCTATATCCAGAGATTGGCCAAACATTTGAAACAGCAGAGTCAACAGTATCTCATGAACTATTAGCACATGAACTATTAGGCGGCGGCGCAAAACTAAACCCACAGGGTACACTTGATGTAAATGCTGTGGGTAACGAAATTCCGAATAAAGTTCGTTGGATGGTTTTTAAAGTTAAACAAAGAGCGGCTATAAATTACAACAAAAGAATCATCGGAAGACAAAACATAGATATTTTTGAAGAAAATGCTCCCAAAATATCTTATAATTGGCCTTATGACTTCTTTTCTCTGGTTGAATTGGCCAAGGTTGAAGCCGAAGTTACATTCTCTGAAAGACTGGTTAAGTCCGGACAAGAACCTCGTGAAACTATTGTTCCTAAATACGGTACAAAATTCTTCGGTGAAGGAACCTCTATAGATGCTGCGAATAAAGTAGGTATTGATGAGGGAGCAAGAACTAGATCAAGTCAACAGAGCGCGGCTGAAGCTCAACGTATACGTGATGAGGTTGAAGCGGAACGACTAGCTTCTTTGAACGAGTTCGGAAGAACTCCAGAAGAAGCAGAGGAAAGAGCAAGATTGAAATCTGAATATGCCCTCGGAACTGGTGAATATTTGGGTCGAACAACAAGCGGTGGTAGAATGACCAAGAGAATGACCAATTCAGATTATGATGGTGATGGTAAAAGAGATCCTGAAGATGGTGGTTATGACCCAACAGACATAAATAATGATGGCTCAACGGAAACATAAGGTAACATAATATGACATTTTTTAATAAGAAAGAAGACGTTTTAAAAATTGAGTTAACACCTCACGGTAGAAAGTTATTATCTCAAGGCAAACTTATGCCTTCATATTATGCTTTTCTTGACGATGATATTCTTTATGATGCATCTCAGGGTGGCGTATCAGAGAACAACTCTCAAAGCAAACAAAGAATACTCTCAGAAACACCATATATGAAGCCTCAGACGAACTACAAGGGCGTTGACTCATCAAAGAGTGATATGAGCACCAAAGCAGAACAAGCGACGTTTTTACAGCAAAAGATTGGCTCTAATAACACAGCAGAGTCAAGAGCAACAGGTTGGAATGTTACAGCACTATTGGGCGAGATAGAGTCCTCACAAAATGCTCTATCAGGTTCAGATGTTGCAACTCAACCAATACCACAACTTGAGATGGAACTCAATTATACAATGTCAGCAGGGAACGCAGCAAATCTTGAAATAGCAAACCAAGGTCTCATGTTTAACAGACAACTTCCAACGCTTGTTAAGCCAGACGGCTCATTTGTTGATATCGTTCCAGAGCAAATATTGCTTAATATATTTGAGCGTAATGGCTTCTTCCACAAAGACTCATATGAGATTGAAGTGTATCTATATGAACAAGATGAAACACAGATCGATAGAAAGCTCAAGTTCTTCGAACAAGATACACAAATCAAAAACAACATGTTGGTGGATCAGGAAATTCAGTCAGATGAAGACATAACAAATGAATTTGTGGAATACTATTTAGATATTAGCGTAGATAAAGAGATTCCTGAAGAGGACATTTGCAAGGGGTTGAGAAGGTTGAAAGCAAAAGATATTTTCTTAGACATTGAAATTGAATGTCCAGACCGCGATGATATTGATGTGAATATCTACGGCACAAGAGTTAGAAACGAAGATTTGGAGGATTGCTAATGTCTATAGAACTTGTTGGGTTTGAGAACTTACCAAATGTGTATATCAAAGAGGTTGCTCTCTATGAATATTCTGATACTGAAATGGAAGTTCGAACAACTGTTTGTGTTCATGACTTGCAAGATGGTTCGATATGGTCAGATACCTCAGAGTTCTTGGCTCAGTTCATAAAGATATCAGTGTTATTCACAGAAGATACAGATCAAAGCAGTCAGATAAACAATGGGACTATTGACATAACAACGCTTAAGAATATCCAAAGTAAAAGCATCAAGAAACCGATGAAGACAGAAGACAACCTTGTATATCAATATACGTTTTCTCATGTCACAAGCAAAACCCCAAGTCACCTAAACGTTTATGCTTTCTGTCATATTAGCAAAGAGCAGATATTAGAGAATCTCGGTATCATGGTGCCAAAGAGTTATTTGGGACCTATCAAAGCGGAAAAAATATTCAACGGTTCTAAATTAGTTGAGAATACTTATGTCTTTGCGAGAGATAACGGAGAGTATTGGTCCGGCCCTATTCATCAAGCAGAAGATGGAAGATATATGATTGGTTCGTATCATAAAGATGTTGCTCATGAATATGTGAGAAGAATCATTATCAAAAACACAAAACTCAAAGATATGAGAGATGTGAGACGCAGTCAAGAAAAGAAATCCACAGAGGCTTCTAATATCCTAAGCGATCTTCAGGTTTCTTACAATTCAAACACAGATGTTAATGCTTTGTTTATGCTTAACGTTAAGTCTGTTCTCAAACAGAAAACCAAGTATGGTTCATTTTTGGAAAGAGCGTCAAGTGCAGTTGTATCTCAAATCCTGCGAGACTTCACTATAAAACTCATGACCATTGAGAGAATGAGAATTAAAACACATAAACAATCCGGTATTCTACGCAGCGCATCAATGAAAGCACAAAGAGTATATTCCAAGAAGATGATATGCAAGTCATATGATCAGAATGGTATTTTGAGAAACATGACAAGACTTGAAAGACGCGGAACGTTCGACGTTGTTGAAAGTGAACTTCGTTCAAACTCCGCAGAACCAAATAGAAAAACAAGCGAGATATTCAAAGAACAACTAGCTGACTATAAGAGAGTCTCAAAAATAACCGAGCTATTCTTCGACTACGGAGAAGAGATAAGAACTTTCCAATTCAACGACTATGAGATGACCGACAAGACTCCCGGCGAATATCAGTATAGAACAAGCATTAGTTTCATTGATCCCATCGACATCTTTTTACGTCAAGCCACAAGAATAATGAAAGAGGATTTGTCTCAAATTAAGAGATATGTTGGATATGCTTCACGAATGAGAAACTTAAGTTTGGCTAATGTAGACTACCAGAGGTTAGTTGAGTCATATGTGAACAACTATTCTTACGTGTATGAAATAACAGAGAGAGAAAAGAGAAATATGATCTCCAAAAAACTCAATCTCATGAATCCGATAACAGCCACATTAGAGTCAACAAAGAAGTTTGAAAAAGAATACAAAGAACTATACTCAGAGTTTATGGCTTTCTTAGACTATGATCCAGAAGTGCCTATGAGGCGCAATCTTCCTGTGTCGGTTAAATCGAAAGATTCGGCAACAGCGAGAGTTATTGTAGATAAGACTTTTGATAAGATAGTTAAACCTTCTCACAACAAATATGGCTTTGGATATATGGCCGGAGGTAAAATGGATTCAATGAGAATGCTTTCTAAAAGAGAATATCAAGAACGTGTTCAACAAGAAACCGATTCAAATTACATTGCAGAACCAAACATAAACAGCCCAGATCTACCACAAGATGTGCTCACAGGTCTCAGGAATATCTCAGCATTCAGTCCAGCATTTCTTGCTCCTATGATTGGGAAAATGGGATCGACTACAATAAATATGGGCCTTGATAAGACTACCCCTTTTGATAAAGTAAATTTACTCATCAACAGCGCAAAGAAAACACAAACTAACAACAACTCAGGCGTCATCACAACTCAAGCCCCTTCTGTTCCCACGCAGGAACCAACAACGGAAGGAGAAGAGCCATTCATTGATGCATCAAAAATCATTGGCTCAAGTCATGAATTCGTAACCTACAGTGAGATGAAAGACTCTTACAATGTTGTAGATAAACAGACCAATTCTGGTGTTAAGGTTGACAACTCAATGGGCGGTTATACAAACAATCGAACATTCGATATAACATTAGATAACACAAAATTACTATCAGCAGCAGAAGCGACAGCACTACCCAACCAACTCAAAGCAGTTATAGGCGGCACAACATCGGCTACAAGAAATAATTATGTATCATCGGCCGGAGACTTGCTTGCTGCTCCAACAACCAAAAACTATTATGAAGTCAACAACTTTTCCGTTCAACAAGTCGCTTATATTGATGGGTTTATGCGAGACACCAATAATAATATCATGCTAAACAAGCCAGTGTATAAACTTATGTCCCTCAACAACTTCAGTGTATTGGATAAGCCAGTGCTTTGTTTTCTACAAGCCTACACTAATAATAAGTTCAATATTACAGATGAAAGTTCAACTAGCGTTTTAGATTCTGTATTTGTATTGACGGACAGAGATGTGACAGGTGTTCCAGATAGAGCAACTAATCAAAGACAACCTAATTATAATATACAAGATTTAGATTATATTACAATGAGATCTGAGATAGTAGTTCAAACAAACCAACCGGTTACTGTTGAAATAGTTCAAACTAATGACGACACCGAACAAACATCTACTGTTCCAATTGTAAGCACCAATGTAAATCTGTTTGGAAGCTACTAATGTCAAAATTTCAAATCAAAAACTCTCAACTCAACTCTTTGTTTGCGTACCTTAAGAAGAACCAAATATCATTTTCTGTTGGCGACGATCAGGGTAACTCCGAGAAAGTTATATTTTCTCCGAGAACATTTGGACAAAAGAACGAACTCTTGTCTCTTCTCAATGGTTACGGCTCTGGTTTATACCATGACTCCGTAGTTCAGGTTGACCCTGCTGTTATTAATGAGTATAACTATATCTCCAATCAATATGAAAATATGATAGCAAACAATGCTGAGCTTGAGCTACCATTACATTATTTAGAGAACACAAACGTTCAAAATGAAAAATACGAAGACTTAAAAGCTATTGAGACCAAGAACATGAACAAGAATCACATCATGAATATCTTGAATCTCCAACAAACGCTTCTTCCAAGATCAACACCACAAACCAATAAGTTTCAAAATATATTTTTCGGAACAGACTTTCGCCAATCTCGCTCAAAAAAGTTTCTAAACGAGTTCCCTTATCACAACAGGCTTCAATATGTTTGTTTGGAGAACAATGACTTCGTTGGAAGCATGCTTAAGAAATATAAGTTTCAAGAAGAAATGTTTGGGAGCCTGATCAATCCTTCCAATGCAATTGCAACAACACTTCAGGTCAATGGCGAAGAAACTCAAATATCAACTTATGACCTATTAGATATCGTGCAGAATAGCGACTTTACACTTGATGAATCAGATAAGCTTATTCTCGCAACATCAAAGCAAAACTCAAACTATATTGCAAACAATTTCAAGAAGTATCTGTTGATAAACTACCTTAACAACAAAATGTTTCACTTCACAAAGAGGTTCTCCGAGATATACAACAACCAACCATGTGAGAAAGAATATATTATATACAAGATACAAAAGTTCAAAGACACAGACTCATTTCCAACCCAAACATTCTGGGCATACGATGAGAGTTTTAAGGAATATATCGACACTCAAATCAAGCTTGACTCAACATATCGTTATCTCTTCACGGCCTATACTATTATCTATGGTACAACAACAAGGATTGAAGATATAAAAGAAGAGCGAGGCAATCAAGTTTCTATCAAATTTGTTCGTTCTCCATCATATCGCATGGCTATTTTGGACTTTGATGAAATATTGCTAAAGGTTACACCAAAGATCCAAATGCCGCCATTTGTATCGTTTCAAAACGAATCTAACTCAATGAACTTCATCAAAATATATCTTGACCTCAAAAACTCATCAATGAAAGAGCAGTTCGTAAACATAACACCGAGTGATTCAACGATGATGGAAGGCGTGGTTACAGATGAAGAAGGTAAGGTTTCATTTGAATACTCAAAAGAGGACGGTAAGTTCGAAGTGTTTAGACTTTCCGAAAGACCAGATAGTTATCTTTCATTTGAGAACGCAAAGATATTGGACGTGAGAAATAGACACTCATCGACCTCTGTTGTTTTCAAAGATAACGTTTTGCCAAATAAAAAATACTATTATATGTTCCGTGCTGTAAATATGATAGGCACTCCGTCTAATCCTACGCCCGTTTATGAGGTTGAGCTAATAAAAGATGCATCAAAATCAAAGGTTAATTTCAAGAAGATTGAGTTAGACACCGACAAAGTGTATTTAG